TATCTTCTTCACCAGCTTCAGCCTCTTGAAGAGCTTTGTCGCTTTCAAAATGAACTGAGCTTGCTACACCCTCTGGTAAAGTAGTAGGCTCAATAGTAATAGGGAATTTATTATTGCCAAAAAGAACTTCAACAATTTGTCCGTAAGCAGCAAGTACTTTTGTTTTAGTTACTTTTACAAAGACTCTGGATTTTTCTGTTGAAGTAAATTGTACATCAGGACCATACAAACCACGGTAGTTTCGGTAAGCTTGAATCCACCTACGTTCTTCTGTGTCCCTAGCTGTAGAAGCTTTAGAAAATTTACTCTTGACTAATGCAACAATAGTCCCTGCAACAGGATCATCATAAGAGTTTTCTTCTGTATCATCTAAAGCTTGAGACTGTACTGAGTCCATAGTCTCTTCAAAGTCTTCTTCCATATTATTTCCTTAATATCCAAAAGTAGGATCACTTACTTGAAATCCTGAACTAGTTGCGGGATTGAAATCAAACAAGCTACTTCGTGGCCTTGTCATAATTCCGTAGCGTAAAGCATCGTATAGGTGGTCTTCAGCATTAGTATTAACATCTTCAGGATTATTTTTGTCTAATGGTAAAGAAGGTAGCTGAGAAATTAAATTTTTACAGTTGTTAAAAATAACAAGTCTAGGTTCTTCTGTAAACTCATCTACTTGTAATCGCCTATGTAACTCGTTCTTACCAGATACACGGGAACCTTTTGATCTATCTGATGGCCTCCAACGGCAACCTTTTCTAATCATTTGTTCTGCTAGGCTAGGGCCAGTGTCACCACGATTGTGCCATAAAGAAGAGTCAAGTACTCCGTATCTTATTTTTTCTTCTTGTTCTACATTTAATATCATGTCAGCAAGATCAGTAGCAATAACTTTACTTACGTACATTTCTCTATATACAACTAATTGTTCTGATGGGCTTACTGCTATCCAAACAACACCTGAGTAAGAACCGTATCCATAGTCACAAGCTCTAAATCTTACCCAACTATTAGGGATATCAAAAGGCTCTACTACATGTATCTTACGGTTAAACTCTGGGAATGCTGCCCCTTCATTAATATCCCAATCACCCTCTAGTAACTGCCTACGCTGATGCTCAGGTAACGACAGAAGGTTAGCTTCATACATACCATCCTCTGCTAAGTAAGGATTATCAAATAAAGTAGCGGGAATAAACCTACGTTTAAAAAGAGGTTCCCCTTGCCTACTGTGTCCTTTAGGCCAAGTTACTACTTCACCTGAATCAATGTCTGTGGCCCAGAAAGGTTTGTTAGGTGTAGTGGGATCAATAAAAGTTTTTTTAACCCATTGATGACCGGGTCCCCCGGGATTGCTTGTTGCTCTCATGTACAAAGGAAGTCCACTATCTTTAGTAGTTCTCAAGCGACTCCTCATATAATTCCACGGGTAGGGGCTAGGCCATTGAGTTAGCTCGTCAAAACCAATCCAACTAAAAGCCTGACCCTGATACCTCATAACGTCATCATCTCTATCAAGATAAGACATCCAAAGTGTTGCACCTGATGGTGCTACCCAAGTCTTATCACGTTCCATAAATTTAATACCCGGTACAGCTTTTGGGTACAACTGTTTAGAAACTGAGATAAGTTCTCTTAGTTCTTCTGTACTACGTCTTACTAACAACATACTTGCGTTAGGATTACTAAAGTATCTAACAGGATCAGCAATTAAACTGTAGCTTTTACCACCACCTGCTGATCCACCATATAATACTTCTTGTTGAGTAGAAGCTAAAAAATCTGTCTGTGGGCCGGGATTAGGTTTGAAGATTACATCTTCTTTATGCAACTCTTCTGTCTGTGTCACCTGTGGTGGACTTGAGGTCTTTTCCTCCAAGTCTTTCTTTTTCAAGCTTTTCCGCTTTTTCAAGGGCCGCTTTGTATTTTTCAGCGAGGTGACGCTGGATTGAAGCTTCTCTCTTACGTTTTCGCTCAATTTTAACTCTTTTCATTAGTCCCACATGGGAGATATATCTTCCTGATTGTTCGCTCAACCAAGCTGAAACATCTCTATAACTGTACTGCTTGAGGTATTTCTTTGCTGTTTCAAGTAGTTCTAGTTCATCTGGTATTGGTCTTAGTATATCTACATCATCAGGGTCTTGACTATATCCAAAAGGAACTTGTCTTCCAACTCTTACTACTGATCTCCACTCAAACTCTTCATCTTCTCTTGGTGCTGGTAGTTGCCAAACTTTACCTAGTCTACTCATCTTTAGGAGGTAGAATAAATAAAGGACTAGAGCTTGTGACTTCTACTTTATCTGTAGCTTTGAATCCACCACGATCAAGAATATCTTTTGCTGCTACCATTTTTTCTTTGTTACCTAAGTCAGTAGGACTATCCATAACTTGTTTCATTGAGTAAGCAGCTTTAGTTGCTGTAGTAGAAATAAATCTTTTTGTTCTTTCTGCAATCTCTTCTTGAAGAGCATTAACAATAGAAGAAGTAGAAACAGTTTCTGCGTAGCCAGATAGCTTACGTGCTTGAGAAGGGTCGCCTTTAGCTTCCTCAAATAAAACATCAAGAAATTTATTTTGCTTTTCAGTTAAATTCCTCATTTTATTTTCCTGTACGGTTTAGTAACTTTGGCAGCTTTTTTAGGTTGCTTAGAAAATTGCTTACCTTTTGCTGTATCTTTTTTCTTTTTTGCGCTACTAGCTGCGTATGTTTTTGCATCCATAGCTTTAATAGCCCCCGAAGGAAGATACCTTTCGCCTGTAGCACTAGAACCTTGTGTTGAAGGTTTACCACTTTTTGTTTTCCAATCTTGCTTAGTCCACTTACTTAGACTAGTTTGGCTTTTACTTTTTGCCATCATGTTTCTTTTGTACAGAAAAATTAGCAGTCAAGGATGCTCCTTTATGAGGAACAAACTTGTCTGCATGTTTCATAAGTTTCATACTACCATCAGTTTGTTTCATCCAATGATAACCTTTAGGTGCGTTCACCTTCATGATTTATAACCCCCACCTTTAGCTTTATATTGTTTAGCGACCATCTGAGCTTTCCTTGCGCTCCACTGTCCGGGGCTTCCTCCCTTGCCGCTAGCCTTAACGGATGCGACAAGAGACTTACGCATAGTAGGCTTAGTATAATTACCAGCCGCATTAACGGTAGACTTTTTCTTGGTTGTAGAATTTGTCTTTGATTTCACCACGTGTGATTCCTATATCTTTAAGCATTTTATCTGACATGTTACGTAACTGCCAGTACTCTACCCTACGCATTTGTTTTTGCTGTAGTGCTTTTAAAATTTTTTTAAACATGGTATAACTCCCTTTTACCTGAGACAGTTATACCATGCTTTATATTACCAGACTACATACAAGTTTGCAACCCCGCTATGCATTTATTTTTTCTTCTTAGTCATTCCACCATGCATATAGCCGCTAGACTTTTTAGCCATACCGCCGCCCATCATCTTAGATGCTGGTTTCTTTTTAGCCATACCACCCTTATTCATTTTACCAACACCGTCAGCAGCATAAGCTGGAACTTTTTTACCATTCTTCATAACCATAGGCATACCACCTTTATTATAACCAGTAGATTTTTTAGTCATCATACCACCTTTTGCTGCCCCTGTTTTAGGACCAGCCAAGTTTAAAGGATCAACACCACGTTTTGGTTTTTTCTTATTTTTTTCTAATTCCCTAGCTTTTTTCTCTCTCTCTCTTTTTTCTTTAGTGGCTTTAGCATTTCTTTCCATAAGCTCATTAACGCCAGAGCCTCTACCACCTTCGTTTAAATTGCTGACAGTAATTTTTTCTACTGGACCAGTGCCTAATTTTTCTTTGGGTTTTTCTTTTAAATCTTCTGCATATACTGCAGCCATAATTTTGCCATCTTTATTTGTGTAATAAAGAGCGCCAGCTTTTTTAGCAGCAGAAATAGATTTATACTTAGACCCTTTCTTTTTCTCTTTAGCAAGAGAAGAGTCTTTACTCTTAATCTTTCTGTTTAGATATTCTCGTAGTGATTCTTTAGCCATTGGTTTATCCTTTTACCATTTTACTTTGTCAGCCCAATAGGCTGCGCTCATCTTACCTTTTTTAATATTTTTAGCATGACGAGATTTAAAACTTTTACGTTTAGCTTTCATGCGATCAGATTCACCTTCTTTAGCTTTACCTGCCGTAGATGCTCCTTGTTCACCAAAGCGGATGAGTTTAATTTTATCACCCTCTTTGGCAAGGACAACGTGTGACTTTGTAGGATGCTTAGGTGTCCTCTTGGGTTTATTATAACCTTCAAATTTTTCACCTCTATATTCTACTGACATACATATTGCCTTATGTTACAACTACACGCACTGCAACAGTTTCAGATTCACCACGACTATAATTTAAAATGGTCGTATTACCTATAGCTTTAGGTACAACAATACAATGTGTACCTGCAGGTAATTGTAAATCATTTGCAGTAGAATCTGCTTCTGCTGTAGCAAAGCCCATATCTAACTTGTGACTTGTAAAGATATATACGAGCTTTGCATTTGTGCAATCTACATGAGTAGTAGCGTCATTGCCAAGGGAGACTGCAGTTTGCACAGCCCACCCCATATTTTCGCCTGTTACTGACCCTGTTGAATCAACCATTATGCAACCTGTACGTATTCAATTACGAATGTAAAGGAACCATCAGTTGTAGAGTTAACTGTGTTAGTAACGTTACAGAAGATGTTACGTGCTGCTGCTGCGTACTGTACAGAAATAGGTGCCGTTGCAGCATTTTGAGTAGCGGCAACCAAAGTAGTAGTTGTT